CAAATAGCAGTTAGCAAATAGCAGTTAGCAAATAGCAGTTAGCAAATAGCAGTTAGCAAATAGCAGTTAGCAAATAGCAGTTAGCAAATAGCAGTTAGCAAATAGCAGTTAGCAAATAGCAGTTAGCAAATAGCAGTTAGCTGCTTAATTATTAAAATATAAGCAGCTACTTATATTAAAAATTATTTTTAATATAATTTTTAATAAAACTTAATGTATCGGCCAATTTACTTAAGTCATTGCTTATTTTTATAGTTATATCCTCGTTGTATCCACTTTCCTCTACATAATAATACAATGTAATTTTAAACGCTTGTTCACTATCTACACTACTTATGTTTATAGTAAATTGCGTATTATTGTGTTTATAATAAATGTCTTGCATGTTGTCTCCTTTTATTTTTTATACTTATATTATAACAAAAAATTGTGAGTTAATTGTGGAATTTTAATACAAATTTTAAAAATTTGTATTAAAATTTATTAATTATTAGCTACTAGCTAGCTAATTAGTTATTTGTATTTGAAGATTATTACTAGTTAATAACTTTTATTAGTTGCTAGTTATTTGCATTTGAAGATTATTACTAGTTAATAACTTTTATTAGTTGCTAGTTATTTGTATTTGAAGATTATTACTAGTTAATAACTTTTATTAGTTGCTAGTTATTTGTATTTGAAGATTATTACTAGTTAATAACTTTTATTAGTTGCTAGTTATTTGTATTTGAAGATTATTACTAGTTAATAATTTTTATTAGTTACTAGTAATAGTCTTTTACTAGCTGCTAGCTATATTTTATATTTTATTAACTGCTGGGGGGGGTTGCTCAAGAGTGCACACGAAGGGAAAGAAACGAGCAGCCCAGAAAATTTTTAGGAAATTTTAACATTATTAATTTAATTAAACTAATAATACTTGAGCAGTCCAGAAAATTTTTAGAAAAATTTAGCATTATTAATTTAATTAAACTAATAACACATGTATAGAAGCGAACAGCCCAGAAAATTTTTAGGAAATTTTAACATTATTAATTTAATTAAACTAATAATACTTGAGCAGTCCAGAAAATTTTTAGGAAATTTTAACATTATTAATTTAATTAAACTAATAACACATGTATAGAAACGAGCAGCCTAGAAAATTTTTAGAAAATTTAGCATTATTAATTTAATTAAACTAATAACACATGTATAGAAACGAGCAGCCTAGGAAGCTTAGCAAATGCTACATATAAATAGGCAAGTTTAAGCTAAATTTAAAGTAGTTTAGATATAATAAAAGAAAAATAAGGAAACTAGTATGGAAGAAACCGTAGCCTTAGATATCAAAAATCAACCGACTCAGAGCAATATAATAGAACCACAACAAATTGACAATGATGACATGCTAGTTAAAATTAAAGCACTGAAACTATCATTACTAGATAGGGTAGCTAGCACTATCGAAACACAAGGAGATTATTTAGAGCCAAGAGATTTAAAACAATTGAATGACCTAGTTTTATCTATAGAATCTTCTATTATTAAAGGACCATCAGAAACTGGCGGTATTAATGTATTAATCCAAAACTTATTACAGGAATATAAATCAGATGTATAGTACTAGAACTACTGACATAGTTGAACCACTAACCAAAGAAGAAGAACAACATTTAAAGACACTTCAACAAAACTATAAAAATAGAAAATTAAACTTAACCAAAGAGCAATTAGATTTTATAAAAACAAAGTTATCTAATAAGCTTTGGCGGTTAAATAATTTGTATTGGATTAGAGATAAAGACGGAAAGCTTAGAAAATTAAAACTAAATTTTGCCCAAAATAAGGTATTAGAAGTAAAGCATAATAAAAAAATAATCTTAAAGTCTAGACAGCAGGGTATTTCTACTCTATTTTTAATTTATAATCTAGATGAGTGTTTATTTACACCAGGTTATAGTGCAGGGATTCAGTCCTATGGGCTGGATGAGTCTCAAAAATTGCAAATGAGAGTAGAGCTAGCTTGGGAAATGCTAGACGAAAATATAAAGGCATTACTAGATTTAAAGCTAGTAATGAATAACTCCAAGGGTATGGCTTTTAATAATGGCTCCATATTAAAAATAGGTAACTTTAGGGGTGATACTTTGCAAGGATTGCATGTATCTGAATTAGCTAAAATAGCCAAGACAAACCCAGAGAAAGCAAGGGAATTAAAGACTGGTGCTTTTCAGGCAGTATCTGCCAAAAATAAAATAACAATAGAATCAACAGGGGAGGGACCATCAGGGTTATTTTTTGAAATGTGGACAAAAGCAGAGCGTAAGCAGAAGCTAGGTCATCCATTAACACCATTAGATTTTGCTCCTATTTTCTTACCATGGACCATAGACCCTGATTGTACTCTTGACACAGATTTGCCTTTATCTCCTGAGGCAAAGGCATACATAGTTGAGCTTGAAGCTGAGCTAGCTAAAGAGGGTAAGGAGCTAAAATTAACCAAGCAACAACAGAATTGGTTGACAGCCAAGATAGATGAATTAGGTGTAGACTTTGACCAAGAATATCCGGCTACGCCTCAACGTGCTTTTAAAAGAGTTACAGAAGGAGCATATTTTAAGGAGGAGTATCAAAGACTAGTTGCACAACGTAGGATAGCTAAATTACAGTATGACCCAACTCTACCTTTATATGTTTCAATGGACCTTGGAGTCAATGATATGTTTGTTATTTTATTTGCACAGACACTAGACACTGGTGAGGTTAGAATAATAGATGAGTATTATAATACTGGCAAGGGATTTGCACACTATGCCAAAGTATTAGAGAAGCTATCAGAAACCAAAGGCTATAAATATACTAGATTCTTCCTACCTCATGATGTCAAAGTACAAGAGCTAGGTACAGGGCAAACTAGACTAGAGGTATTAAGAGAGCTAGGATTTAAACAGCTAGTAGTGCTTAATAAATTGCCATTTAAAGACTCTATTAATATAGCCAAGACCCTAATAGATTTGGCTGTTATAGATGAACGGTGTACTATGATAATAGAGTCTATTCAACTATATAGACGCAAATATGATGCAAAGCTTGGCGTGTTTTTGGAGACTGATGTGCATAATGAGTACTCAAACTTTGCGGCGGCACTGCGCTATATGGGCCAAGGACTTAAAACCAAAATTAACATTAATAGACTAAAGAGGAAAAAGGAGGAGCAAATAATAAAGTATAAAAGACATACCAAAAAAGGTAGTTTTTCTAGCTATAAGGTAATTTAAATTTATTTTAAGCTTAATTTAAGATTTTTATGCTATAATATAATAAAATAGAAAAATAAGGAGTTAAAATGTCAGGTAGTCCTACTACAAATGTAGATACCACTACTAATAACCAACAAGAGCCTGTTAATCCAAATGAATATTTGAATACACTATATAAACAGGCAATTGATGAGGATGGTAATATTAAATGGGAAAACTTAGGAGATAAAGCCAAAGACCCAGTAGTGCAAGCAGCTATTATCGCAGAGAAAAGAAGACGCGATACTCAAGCGGCATACACTAAAGCAAACCAAAAGGCCTTACAACTAGAGAAGCAAGTAGAGATACTATCGTCTCAAGTAAAGCCTAAAATTGAAGACCTTTTAACTGAAGAACAAAAGGAAGAGCTAGAGCAGCTTAAGTATGAGCAGCCTGATGTGTGGTATAATAAAATGAAACAGCTAGAGGCTGAACTAGATAAAAAACTTAAAGAAAAATTGGAAGTAAACTCTAAAGAAGTTACTTTACAGGCAGTGTTAGATAGTTACAATATAGCTAATCCTGACAAGCCTTTAGATAAAACAACATTGGAATTAGAGGTGCCACCAAAATTATTTAAAGAATTAGAGGAGGGTAAAATAGATTATGAGGCATTTATTGAAAAAGCTTCTAAATTTATTTATGGAGAAAAGCAAGTGAAAGACCAAACTCCTTCTACTATTCCAAATTTAAACAAGGCAGCTGGTGTGGCAAAAACAGAAGGACTTCCTAATCCTTCTGATGATTATGAAGATATAATTTTTTAAGGAGAAATAAATGGCAGGACAAAATGGTACTAATGTATTAGACTACAATAGTCCTTTGATTCGTAAAGAGTGGGTAAAACAGAACCTAGCTAAATTACGCAATGTTTCATTTTGGAGCAAATATACTGGAAAAAACACTGATTCTATAGTTTACCAAAAGAATAAGTCAAATGCAAGTGGAGGACACACAGTAGTATTTGATTTTGATGGAGAGTTAACTGGTAAACAATATAGAAGAAATGACTATAGTTATGGTAAAGGTGAAACTAAGAGAAAATTTAGCTCTGTATTAACTGTGGATGAATTTTCACTCTATGTAGATAATGGCACAAAATTTGATGCACATAATTGTGATAATTTGGCAAGCGCTGAGCATTCAGATTCAATAGCAAAACTTGGTAGACTATTTCATAGACATAAAGACCAAGCGTTATTTGATGTAGCTCAAGGTGCAATTGCTGGCAATAATATTACACATATTTTTGACTTAGGCAATGACTTTACTTTTAATGATTGTATAGATTTAGAAACAGCGGCTAAAAAGGGTAGTGGACTAGTTAGAGGTGAACAAAATGGTATGATTCCATCAACGACACCCGCAGTTAAACGTTCACCACTAAAAGCATATAGACCAGGTAAAGACGCAAATGAAGATGTATTTTTATGCCTATTAGACACATATTCAGCAACTAAGTTGAAAAAGGACCCTAATTATCAAACATTAGTGGCAACAGCTGATGCAAGAAGTAGAAAAAATGCTGTATTAAGTGGTGTTATAGGGCAATTAGGACAAATAGTATTTATAGAAGCACCTATTTTCTTTGGACAAACGAATGCAGGAGCAGGTCAATTTACTTTCTATGATACTGAAATTCAGTATGCAGGACTTAGACGTTATGCGGTAGATGATGCAACTAATAATGTATATTGGGAAGGGACTGCTGATTTTGATAGAATAGAGGCATCAGTAATTTCTGGCACTCCTCAAGGTGCAATTTATTCTAGAAATATCTTGATTGGTGCAGGTGCATTACAATCGGCATTTGGTAAACAACCTAACTATGAGTTAGAGTGGGGACCATTTAAAAAATCAAGTCAGTCAATGTTAGAGTATTGGGCGTGGTTCCAAAAAACAGTGCTTACTGTAGAAAATGGTAAAGACTATGCAGGTAAAATTGCAGATATAGACTATTCTACAATTGCAGTAGATTTAAAGCTTAACTAGGAGGCTTAAATGGATATTCAAAATAAAAACGAGAACTATAGAGCACGCAAGCAATCTGCAGTAGTAGGGTTGCTTGACCTTTCAGAAGAGGCTAAAGTACTTAATACTGAGATAGTTACAGCTCCTTTAAAGAAAAACACTATAGTTACTAATGTATATGCAGTGCTTAAAGACGTACCAACACAATTTGCTGGTTCAATAGCACTAGCAGTTGAGGTTAATGGCAAATCTGGTGCTGCTACACTAGATGCAAATGCTAGATATATGGAGATTACCGGCATGGATAGCCTAGTTATTGAGCCTAATAGCACTATCAAGGTTACAGTAACGGACAACACTATAGATACGGCTTTTGGATATGTAGGCATAGTTGCTAATTTTACTGAGCTAGATGACATTAGTGGTGACTTTATAGCTTATACATTAACGGAGTAGTCTAAATGAATTTGCTAGAGCTTATTACAAATATTAGAATTTTCCTTCACGATTTAGATAAAACTAGATGGAAGGATGAAGAAATAGTTATGCAGATTAATAATGCTCTAGCAAATGCTGCTAGATACACTAAGTATTATAGAGAATTAAAGACAATTCCTATAGTTCCACAAGGTAGATATTTAGCTCTACCTGATAGATTATTATCATTAATAGCTATAGAGTATAATGGGTGTAATATTATAGATAGATGCTCGCCTATATGCAGGAAAGAGATACCAAAAGAGACTATAGCTTTTAATACAAAGGGCACAAATTATAATGAGATAGAGTTATTAGCACAGCCACCTGAGTGGGTACAATTTGTTGAACTAGGCAATTTAGGTGATTTAAATACTCAACTTGGTGTAACTGACGACAATGATGCAACACCGTCCATAGATGGAGTATTAGACACTTTAGCAGCTAGAAATAGCATGACAATTATTTATTATGCTATACCTCCAAAGATAGATATAACTAATTTAACTGAAGAAGAAATAGCTAATTTAGTTATACCTATTCCTGATGGATTTACTGAGCTTATTCAGCATTATGTGCAGGCTTTTTTCTTGCGGTCAGATAGGGATAGTCAAAGTAGAGCACTAGGTAATGAAGAATATAAATTATTTTTAGAAGATAGAAGGTTATTACAAAAATATGCATCTACTAATTATGATTCTATTAAAAGAGAATTTGCGCCAATTTCTAGGAGATTACAATGAGAGAAGAAGACTTTCCATTAGATAGTTTAAAAATAACAAAACAACTGGGTGGAATAGAAGATTTACTAGCTGAGGCTGAAGAAATTCCTGGTCAGCCTAAGCCAATAATACAATATAGAGGGCCTAATAATACTCCTATTGCATTACATAAGATTAACATAGATACTTTAGCAGCTTATGGAGAATTTAATAAACCTGAGTTTAAATCTATTAGACAATATATAATAGAAGAAGCTGATAAATGTAAAAATTTGGTAAAATATAGTTCAGATACTGATTATATTTATGTTAATTATAATACCAAAAATAACACATTGGTAGTTACTGGTACATCATATGTTTATAGATTTGATAAGTATTGGAAATTAACTGGAGCTAATACAGTAACCGACGATAGACTAGACTTTAATGACTATTTTTTAATGTTAAGTAGAACTGAAATAGATAATCCAACACAATTATTAAAAGATTTATTATTACCAAATAAATTATATGGAGGCGAATATAAATGAGTTATACAACTAATCCAGAAGTATTTACTTTTATTATGAAAGTAAATAAATCAAATAGTAACCCACCAACAGCGCAACAAATAGAAGTAGGTGAATTGGCAATAAATTTAGTTAATCATAAAATATACACAAAGACACATACAGGGCAGATAGTTGAGTTAGGTAAAACTATAACTATACCTACTTTTAAAAATGTGGAGCTAAATCCAAACACTAATGTGCTCACGTTTACCAGAACAGATAATAGTGTAAAAGAGATTAATTTAAGTAAATTTGACAATAATGATTCTATTATAGTTTCTGGTGATTATAATGATAGGACTAAAACCTTAATTTTAACTAAAGCTAATAATGATACTATTAATATTGACTTAAGTAGCCTTACCTCTGAAGGCGGCGGAGGGGTTGAAATAACTAGTATTGAATTTAATAACAATACTCTAACCTTCAATTTCTCTGATGGAAGTGCTAAGACAGTAGACCTAAGCCCTTTAGACAATAGTAGGGATTTAATAGTATCGGGTAATTATACACCAGAAAATAATGGCTTAACACTATTGAAGGCTAATGGAGATGCTATTACTATAGACCTAAGTCAATTAACTTCAATAGACAGTATTAATTTAAATGGTACTACATTAGAAATTATATTATCTAATGGTACGACTAAGTCAGTAGACCTAGCTTCTATTGATACAAAGGATGCTGAGACTATCAAGGCGAAATCAATAGACCCTCTACCAACAGAATCTAAAGTGCTTATGTACAATCCAAATACAGATAAATTTGAGTTTACAGCATTGCCTACTTGCGAACAAGGTAACATTATAGTTCCAACTTATACAAGAGTAGATAATACACCTTTTGCATTAGAAGACATAGAACAATTAATAACAAATAGAATAACTAAGGTAAATGCTGAACAATCAACACCATATGAGCCACTACGATATATTTGTCTAGAGCCAACTAGTATAGTACCTATTAATAAAGGCGTATTGCAAAATTATAGAGAATTTGATTTATCAAATGCAAGAATGAGATTAAATACAAATGGTGATATACTCTTTTATTTAAACCCAGTTGCCAATACTATTTCTAAGTATGACTTTGATTTAAATTTAATAGAAACAATAGAGCTAAATGATGATATATATAATGGGTCAAAAATAACTGCGGTATCGAAAAATGGGAAAAGAGTATTTACAAGCAGTGGGATATATGATTACAATCAAAGTACTAATAAATATGAAAGAGTTTCAGATAAACAATTTCAAAGAGACTATTATGGACAGTATAGATGCAATAGCTGCGCAAATATAATAATAGATGATTATGCAGATAAGGTATACAGACTAGTAGATGGAGGCACTTGGGAAGAAATAAGCACAAAGACTTCTAATGACAATTACAACTTTTCAGATTATGGCTTTGGAAAGGTTGTATGGAGGAAAAGCTCAACAGAGTTAGCAATTGGCGAATTCGATGAAAATTTTAACTTAGTAGAAGAAGAGAGCTTTGACACAGGAGAAACAACAGCAGATTATCCAGCAATATCTGGTGACTTGAAAATAGTTGCAGTTGCAACAACAAGCTATAAACTATTACTTTTTGTTAAAGATATAAACACAAATACATTTATATTACAAGGTAAAATAATAACAAGTTTCTTTGTATATGATTTAATATTTTCTAGAAATCAAAACAAGTTATTTATTATAGGAGATAATAAAGTCGCAACAGTTGATATTATGATGACACCTAGTATGTATTGTGGACAAGAAAAAACATACACACTAGATGAAACACTAGATTTGACACAAGGCAATATTGCGTTAAATAGCGTTAATAGTTTTTGCAGAGACAAGAGAAATGCAGCAGACAGCAACGCTAGAACATTTTTTATAAATGATAATGAAGCAAATACGGGAGATATTTTCCTTATAGATTTGATAAACGATAGCAAGCAAATAGTATTAAACGCTGGAAATAGTGTTAAATATATGATACAAAGGGGAAATTATCTATTCCTACATTTGTATGATGATACAATGAAATATTATGATATATCTGATTTAAGTAATCCAGTAGAAATATCAGTTCCAGCGTTAAATCAATATGAACTACTTTATTTGATGAATAGTAAAATTCTTGACAATGGTGATGTAGTACTTAGTACTTTTTATGATACTCAAAATAAATTACGATATTACTCTTTAGATGTAGATAATAACACACTAGTTTATAATGATAGTTTAAGTCTTGATGTACCAGCTAGAGGACAAAGAAAATATGATGACACAGTAGTGTGTGCTAGTATAAACAATAGAGTTGATGAGAATAGTGGGGAGTATATTTCAACTTTAATTAATCTTTTTGAAGGCACTCAATTTAAAACTACCATAGAAATAGTTTTAGGTCAAGGAAATATTTCAGGATTCAAAATATTAGGGGATATGCTAGTTGTGGCAGGCGAGGTACAAAATGATGACTACGATACTATAGGTTATATGCTTGGATTTATTTGCATAGAAGATTTAAATAATCCTAAAATAATAGCAACAACTGACGTAGTATATGATATAAATACCTCTAGAGAGCAAATATTTATGTTATTTAATGAATATCAAAAGTCGCAAAAAACAATATTCAAGTATAAAGATAATAGTACACTTGAAACATTTAGCTTACTAGTTTAGGAGTTATTATGAATATACATATGTTAGCCACTTTTTTAAAGGATTGGATAAATGAGTTAAGTGCCCTATTTGGCGCTTTAGTTCAATTTCTTATAGTAGGTAAAAATAAAAAGAAACGATTAAGATTCTTTATTTTTCTAATAATTTCTACTTTATTTACTATGTTTTATATCACAGAACCATTAGTTGTATATTATGACTTGAAGGCTCCATATGACCGGGTTATTTATGCATTTAATGGTTTACTTAGCCTAGAACTTATTAGCATAATAGTTAGCACGTTTCCACTAGCCCTCAAAAAGAAAATACTACAAACTATAGGAGTTGAAGATGATGAATAATCATGAAAGAATTTGTAGTTATGCCGCGGTAATACTATTATCTTTAATTATAATATTAGGATATATTATAGGAAGGATATAAAATGAGTAGATTATATTTAATTATTTTAAACATTTTAACCATTAGCACTATTTTTTATCTTTATAAATACTATACAAATAAAATAGATAAAATGCAAACAAAGTGCAAAGAAGAAGCTTTTGAAAGGATTTGGCATGAAAGGTATAAAAATTACTACACACCTCCATATATTGATATTAATAAATCTACTATTGAGTTTAAGTTTTAGCGGGTGCAGTACAAGTGCACAGCCTAAGCTTATATCAATAGAATGTAATGAAACTATTAAAGGTGCGTTTAAAAGAGATAAAAATTATGTATATGTTCCAGTGAAGGACTTTAGAAAATTAATAGAAAAGTGCTCAAAAATAAAAGCCAAATGTACTTTTATGTATAAAGAAATTAATAACTACAATAAAGAATTTATTAAGGAGAGAAAATGACTTTTGGTGAAGCGATTGAAATGTTAAAACAAGGTAGGAAGGTTGCAAGAAAAGGTTGGAAAAATAAATTCCTAGTATATGTACCAGGTAGTAATATAGATGTTAGGGAGGGTACTCCTTATTGGAATGCAGGTGTAAGGGGAAAAATTCGTATAAATGGGCATATAGATATGTATATAGCAAAAGGCATAATGCAGCCTGGTTGGATAGCTTCTCAAGCTGATATGTTAGCAACTGATTGGGAGGCTGTTTAGTGATAAAGTGCAATAAAATAATTAAAATAATTAAAAGGCATTTTAAAAATATAGATAATAATTTTATAGATGAGTTATGTAGGCTATTAAAATTATATAGTAATACTTTATTTAAAGATGAGAATCAACTAGCAATATTTTTAGCAAATATGCTATCAGAAATAGATGTCAAGAAAAATGGCAAAGTACGTATTTGGGAAAATTTAAATTATTCTTGTAGCAGAGCGTTAAAGATACCTGGATGGGAGAGTAGACTAAATAGGTATAAAAAATCAGTATGGTGTAAACCTAATGGTAGAGTCTACAAGAGGCAATTAGCCAACATAGTTTATAGTAATAGACTTGGCAATGGTGGGTATTTAACTGGTGATGGCTATAGATATAGAGGATATGGTATTTTTCAAGTTACTGGTAAATATAATTACCAGCAGTTATTTAAATGGATAAAGAAGTATTTTAATATTGATTTAGAGTTTTTAAATCAGCATCCTGAATTAACTAATGAGGTACTTAATAACTATACTATGGCTATTTTAAGTGGTTTAGCTTACTGGAAAGCTAATTTGGCTCATATTGACAATATAGATAAATCTATAGATATTATCAATAAATATACAGATAGTAGGAAAAAGCGTAAAAAATTATATAATAAAATTTTAAGGACTCTTTATGCTTAAGTTATTCAATGGTGGTATTCAACGTAGACTAGAACCCAACCTAATTCCAAAAAATACTGGAATTATTTATGATAATATTGATAATGTAAAAGGTGCATTTGTACCAGTCGGCAGTCCAGTGCAGTCTACATATGATGCAGAACAATATTATTGGTATTATTATAAAACTAAGCAGGTTATATGCAGCTTTAATGTACCTACTCAAGTAGCAGAATATAATAAGAAATTGTATGCTGCTACTAATAACCAAATAGTAGTAGCTGATAACGAGACATGTGAGTTTAAAAAAGTAGGAATAGATAGACCACAAGGTAATATTGAGGGTAAAGAAGCAACTAATGTCAATATAGGTGATATTGCCATAGAACAAATTAAGAGCTCTTTTGGCATTATGGCTGATTATCCTGACAAATCTTATTTTATCACAGTAAGAAATTTAACCAATACTACTTTACATTTTTCTAATTATGAGATTAATATAGTGTTGCATCCAAATGAAGTTATAGATATTCCACTATTACAACATGTTACTGTTACAGCGGATGAATATTCCAGCAATAATACTACTAATTTTAAAATTAATTCTTTAGAATATAGGTTAAGATTAAAATTATTTACTACTGCTAGTAGATTTAAAGCAGGAGATTTATATAATCCAGATAGCAATAAAGTTAAAGTTAATAGTAAAATTTTACCCTCTAATTCAGTAAATACTTATTTGGAATTTGATGATGAAGATATAAATATAGTTTCATCTGAATTTCCAAATTTTAAAGGTGTATATAAATATACTTTTACATACTATGACTCAACTATTGGATTCGAATCTGCTCCTATTGCAGAGGGTAGTAATAAAGTATATGTAGAGGATGGTACTTTTGCAATAAAAGTTACTCTTGAAGCCACAAATATCCCAGAGCGAGTTGATAGAATTAGAGTTTATAGATTAGGTGGGCAGGTAGTTAATTACTCATTAGTTAAGGAAATATATTTACAACAAGGGACTACTTCAACTAGTAGAGAATTTTTAGATTCATTATCCGACAGTAGATTAGCTGGTAATCATATACTAGATTCTTATGATAATGAGCCACCTATAGAAAGTTTACAGTATTTAACAGTACACAATAATATGCTTTTTGCAGCTAAGGATAATAAATTATATTTCAGCAATGTAGCTATGCCTGAAGCATGGCCTAGGACCAATTTTATAGAATATCCTAGCACCATCACAGGCATAGGCTCTACTCACCAAGGATTATTTGTATTTTTAGAAAATGCTACATATTTAGTAGTTGGAAATGCACCTGAGGTATTATCATCACACATTTTAGATAATGAGATAGGGTGCAAAAATCATGATACTATTAAATATATTAATAATGGACTTATTTGGGTATGTCAAGATGGTATAGCCTTTGCACCATCATTATCAATTAAAGTTATTACTTTTGATGTATTTGATAAGATAGATTTAGACCCAATAAACGCAACAGTAGCTAATAAATGTTATTATTTGTCACTAGCTACTCCAATATATGAAGTAGACAATCAGCATCCATGTGGGCAAATACTAGTAGTAGATTTTAGAGATAATATAGTTTTTAGGACTTTAAATATTAGTGGATGGTTGGGAACTATCAAGGGTGAACCTTATCTATTTGACTGTAAAGGAGTATAATATGAAACCAAAAAAAGTAAGGCTAGGATTAGAAGATTTTATTTTTGGGATTAGGAAAAAGCGACAAATTAGAGGAAATAATCAAACAGTATATAGAACACCATTAAATGCTAGATACTTAAAAGAAAGTAGTGATACTAGTATTAGGCAATATATTAAGGATACATTTAAGAATTGTATTTGTCCTGAAATAGGAGAACCACCTCAACCTGATACATGTACTGCTAGTAGTCTAACACTATATTGCTCTAGTGATTCTAATGATTTTCCTTTAACTATAGCTATTAGTAGTAATAGAAAGCCTTTATCAGTACAAAATAGTCAATATTCTAGATATTCATTAAGGTGGGGATTTGATGCAGTACCAGAAAATAAATTAAACAAAGGTGCAACTATAGATGTAACAAATGATAATACACCTTTTAATGTAAATTTTGAAGCTGACGATAGTATTACAGTAGTATAGGAGGAATAAAATGAGTGAAATAAATGACTATAACACATTGACTATAGACTATATGGGAAAAGGAGATGCTTTTTCAGTTACTTGTGAAAAAGACCTGAATATACGCAATGCAACAACAGTGCCAATAAAAGTAGTAAATTTAGATAATAATTCAGAAATTATTTTAAATCCAAATAGTAACAGAGTATATCAATCTGTATGGCAGCAACATTTTAATATTATTAGCACCGAATTATGTAATGGTAATATTGACCAACCACCTCCTCCCCCAAAACTATACCAAGATAATAAAATAAAATTCGTTGGTACCACAGAAGATAAACTAGAAAGTGTTAGACTCCGCAATTTAGATGGTACTTACTATACATATGCATTTGCTAGTAAGGCAAATTTTACCAATGTTTATTTAGCTACTGGTGAGCACTATAGTTTAACAGGCAATAGGACTATAAATACAACACGATTAGGCTATGTTATGACCGCTAGTGGTACTGCCACACCAGACAATAATGGACAAATAGCAGTTAGATATGAAGCACCTATATTAGATACTAGTCCATATATAGAATTTGTTCATAAAATAATAATGGGAGGATTGCCAGAAATTACTTTTGGCAATGACAATGATTTTGCAATAAATATAATTCAAAGAGACCCAGACACTAGTGATGTAGTAGCAACTATTCCGCTAGCACCTAGGGAAACTAAAACTATACCTTTTGTAACCTCTATAGTTCAAGTAAGGAAACAATAATGCCTAAATTATTACAATTAGAAGCAGGACAACCAACTATTGCCACTTTTCATAGTGGTATTTTAACAGGCGCTGATTATGCTAGATTTAAAGTATTTAAAAGAATTAAAGTATCTTACTTGCCACCAATTAAAATAGATGTTTTTGTACATACTATAGATGGACAGAAAAAACTAGTTCTATCTAAACAATTGCCAAATGATAGGGCAGAAGTAGATTTAAGGACAAGAGGCGTAGTAGATGGATATGGTTTATCTTATATAATAACTGGCAGTGGAAAGGTATTTGACATAGTTATAGGAGTAACTAATGAGCAAACAGACTAGTTTTATATCATTACCAAAAGATATAAATGACCCAAAAGAACTAGAATTATTTTTTAGGGTACTAATAGAAAAACTAGATATTTTATTTAACAATAGAGGAGATAAAGGCAATAATTCTATAGTATCCGTAGCAAATACTATAAGTGGACTTAGAAAAGATTTAAATAATTTAGCCCAAAAAGTAGCTATGAAAGAAGATGTAGATGCAAAAGTATCAAAACATAGTATGAATACTATCAACCAATTGGACTCAAATGCTACATTAACTGAGAGTATTGACAAAATAAATGAAATTATAGAGCAATTAGGTAATGCTGAGCTATTTTAAGCTTATTTTAAACTTAATTAGATATAATTAAATTATGAAAGTAGTTAAATTACCAAAAGTATATATTGAAAAAGTAGCTAAATTATACAGATATTATTGTATAC